GACTATTTTGTCTCTGAGCAAACTTACAACGCCCCTCTTGCGACCAGGGGCGAGAATTTGCCGGACGACTTCTATAAAGCCTTGGGCGTTGATTATAATTCCGGTGGGATTACTTCGACGCTCAGGGCTTACTCCTTTACCGAGAGAAATATCTACAATACGCCCTATGCTGTTATCGATCGATTGGCTGAGCCAATGTACAAGGTCGAAGGGAATAAGATTAAGCTTATTCCAGGCAACTCTCAGTCGGGGACCATTACGCTTTACTACGTACCGCAAGCACTTCAGTTTTCGGATACGATTTCAGAAGTTGATAATGTGATTCCGGGCTTTGAGGAGTACGTGGTTGTATCGACTGCAATCCGTATGTTGATGAAGGAAGAGTCAGACACCAAGGCTCTTGAGCTGGAGAGACAACAGCTCGCTAGCAGAATCATTCGAGCAATTAGCCCACGTGATGTAAGTGGGTCTTTCGCTATCCGCGATGTTCGCAAGGGTCGATTCAGAGACGACTTTATTCTTCGATACTAAGGGGTGAGACATGGCAGCAAATACCACTGAGGTTTTTGGTACCGATGTAAATGAATCAGCCCTTCAAGATAGTTCTCGAAGATTAAGTCAGTTTATCGCAAAGTGCCCATTCTTAGAGGGTCAGCTTATTGAGAGCGTAAATCTAACTTCTGGAAGCGGAACTCAAGATAACTCAATTGGTCATTCGCTAAGGCGTCCATACTCTGGATTCTTTGTCACGCTATCTAATGCAGCGGCGAATGTTTCCGAATCACCGACATTAAACAACAGCAAAAGTTCGAGTATTATTTTGCGAACAAGTAGCGATGTCACTGTATCACTCTGGGTGTTTTAATGGCTTTACGGAAAAATACGATTTCGATTCCTCTCGTTAAGGGAGTGGATACAAAGCGCTCGGACAAGGTCTCTGAGCCTGGGTCGTTATCGGACTGCTCAAACATCACGATTAACAAGATTGGCGAACTTGAGAAGCGCGAAGGAAATAAGGTTATTATTTCCCCTGGATCAAACTCGACACCATTTGATTCAGAGTACCCTTTAGCGGGCGAGACCATCATTCAGACCGGCAACTCATTTGGTATGCTGGATGGTCAAAAGTTATATGGCGAAGTCAACAACACTACAAAGTACAAGCAGGTTGGTGAGCTTCTGCCGGTTCACCTTGAGTCTGATGTAATCCAGGAAAGCAATCAGGCTAAGTGCGGGCCGGTTCAATATCAAAAGGCTAGATCTACAGCTGGCGACTTTGACGTGTATCTTTGGACTCAGACCGTACCAGTAAAGTCCTCAGACACTACAGACATGGATAGCCTCTTCGAGTCCTACGTTTTAATCAAATCTGCGGAAGAGGATACTGTAGTCTTTGGTCCTAAGAGAGTGGTTCTGGAGCGAAGAAGAAGTGTTGGTTACGGTGGCTGGGCAAACAATCATGCGTATGCGAGTCATGGCCCCCACACTCAGATGATCTTTGTGGCCTCTACGCACAGGCTTTACTTCTTTAATCACGACACAGGCACCACCAACATAGTGGCTCAGTATATTGACCTAAGCACAGCGTCACCAACCTTTGCTTTGGTTTCAGCAGGGAATATCGTTACGGATATTTTCGACTCATGCGCTAGCTTTGCGGTGGCCTCTTACAACAACTCTGCGACCTTCTACTTGGCTTATTACACCGCGTATACAGCGGCTAGTGTTGAGAGACCGTCAGACTTAAAGCTCGTTAAATTTACGGAGACAGGTGCGGGTACATTTAGCACTGACGCGACTGAGGATGTGACTAATAGTTATTATGCTTCTCAGGATAGCCAAAGATCTGACATGTACGATTATCTAGGAGCAAAGGACAATATTGCTCTTAGGGTTTCCTCTAGCTCGCAAACCTTTCCCGTCTTCATTGCGTATTCGTCGTACAACTGGACAGCAGGACAGCATACTCTCTACGTCGAATTCTACGCCTCTGACTTGGCTACATCGGCTACAGGAACCGGTGGTTCTACGCCTAACGGTGTAGCGTACCTGCTCGACAGCAGTCACTGCGTCTTGCGGGCTGGTTCAGCTGTTCCAAAGGATGCGGACAATTACTACGTCGCTCTAGAAGTTTTAGGGGTGCCTGGGTCAAGCATCGCCAAGACAATCAAGACAGCATCGAAGCACAATAATGGTTCTGGTTATGTGGACGGATTTTGCGAGCTTGATGTCTCTCCTGCCACTGTTAGTCCGTTTAAGAGAAATGCTGTTGGGTACCTTGAGACAAATACTTCCGGTCATTGTGTTTCTATAAACATATTAGATCCCGGAGCAGGCTTTAATCCTGCGGTTTATGCCAATGTCATTCAAGGCTCTGCGACCGGCGGGCAGTTTGCAGTAACAACTGACAATGTAAACCCTAAGCCGCTACGTCCAGAGCATGGTATTATCTCGTTTGAGTTGAACACTTCGTCTCCTCCAGGTGCGACTCAGGACATTACAGATTACGACTTCAGAAACGCATCATTGGTTTCTGATATGTTCTTGATGGCCCCTGCTAAGCAAGTATCAAGCAGCAGTGGGGCTGTTCCTTACTTCTTGATGAGCAAAACCATTGGGGTGGGGTCAGAGCGTAGTCTTTCTGGTAATCTTTACATGGCAAGCTCAAGGAGAGCAGCGCTTACCGATGATAGCGAATCGGCTATTGTTGCAGCCCATTTGATCGGTCAACAGTCTTTGGATTTTACTGCTGACTTCTATTCAAGATTAAACAACAACTTCTCTTTGCTTGACGGTGTATCGAGAGTCACCTCAGCCAGTGGCGATTATAAAGTTGGGCTCTGTCAGCTTCGTTCAAACATTGACGTTTTCCCTAATCTGTCACCAGGCGGAACCTACTTTGGCTCTGTTGTGTCAGAGGACCAGCAGTACGTCGGTACTGTTATGAAGGTTAAGCTTAGGGGTGAGAGGCCATATCCAAATGTCTCCACAGGTAGAAAGTCCTACATCGGTGGTGGCAGCTTGTTCTGTTATGATGGTGATCAACTTTTTGAGAATAACTTCTTCGAGGCTCCAAGCCTCAAAAACCTTAAAATTGTCACCGCTCCTGTAGGCAATTTGACAGGCACGTTTACTTACGCGTTTTCCTATTCTGCTATTGATGCTGCCAATGACCTGCACGAGTCTCCGGTGTTTATTGATCCAGATAGCCGAGAACTGTCAGCTGGCTCAATCATTGCTGAAGTTTATATCACTGATGCAACCAGGCGCTCCCTAGAGGGTGCTCGCAAGCCAGTATTAAACATCTATAGGACTCAAGACGCAGGTCAGATCTTTTACAAGCTTCAATCAATCGAGCTAAACAAGAGCGCGGAGTCTATCTTCTTTGTGGACAAGGGCGATAACGATTTAGATATCGAGGCACCTTTGTACATCTCCAGCGGTGAAAACGAGAACCTCACCACTGGCGGAGTAACAGATCTTATTCTCTACAAAAATAAACTTATTGCAGCTGGACCAAAAAACCTTTGTTTTGTCTCAAAACCTGGTCAAGATGGCTTCTCTTTCGGTTTTCCAGTCGTGGCACCTTTTCAGGTAAGAACCCCTGATCCTGACGATAACATCACCATGGTTGAGCAGAACATGGATTCTCTTATGCTCTCAACCACTAAAGATGTTTACGGTGTATTCGGAGAAGGCCCCAGCGCAATCGGCCAAGGGCCATTTACAGAGCCTAAGTTAGTTGGCAAATCAAAAGGTGCGGTTGCAAACTCGCCGCACATAAGCACGTCTTCAGGTGTTTACTATATCTCATCTAGAGGCGTTTACCGCGTAGCTCCGAACTACCAGTTTCAATACATTGGGGCACCTGTTGAGGACTTGTTCTCGAATCAAACTGTTGCATACATTCCTCGTGCGATGGTGACCAAGGAATCTCAAAACGAGATACAAATCTTAGTCAACAAGGGAACTTCTTCCAGGGTTCTGGTTTACAATGTCTTGTTCGAGCAGTGGTATTCTTGGGATTTATCCACGGGCACCACAGAGATAGATCAAGTTTGCGATATGACATTCTCTGGCGAACTAGGACAGGTGCTATTGCTCCAGTCAAATGGGGCCACCGTGATGGATGTGTCGAAGTTCGCAGATGGCGGTAAAGACGAGTTTTACATCGCTGCATCGGGCAGCCCGGTGACCGCTGAGTACGATATGTCGTTCAAGCTTCACAGCATTGAGGCAGCGGGACTCCAGGCTTCTCAGCGGGTTTACCGTGTGATGGTCTTAGGCGAATACGTATCGGGGCACACTCTGACGCTTGATGTGTTCAACAGTTACGACTCCTCTTACACGGAGCGTCATCAGCAGATTATAGATACTAACGCAAACCCATATCAGTTTAGGGCTCACTTAAAGAATCAGAAGAATAGAGCGATTGCTCTCGAATGCACCTTATCGACCAGCAATGGCGGCGGCGCTGCAAAAGTTAGCGGCATAGCCTTTGAGGTTGGTGCTCGTCCTGATACCTTTAAGCTACCGAAGACTCAGACACTTCCGGAGGTGTAAGATGTCATTAGCGCAAGAAGCATTTGCCCGTGGAATCTTTAAGGCTCTTAGAATGGCAGGAATCCCTGTCACATCAGTAGAAGAGGGTATGTTTGTATCCGCCCTTAAGGACTCAGCACGAGGAGCCAGTCAGGATATCAAGGAGATGACGGGGCTCAGCAAGGTGAGGCAGGGCGCTGAAAGGCAGATTGCAATAGGTGAGGCTCAGGATGCGTTGGCTGCTAATCAAGCCTTGGCTCAGGGCATAGGGAGTGCAGCAGAAACAGTTGGTAAGATGGTCATAGCTCAAGACCAAATGAAGCAGTCTGAAGAGAAGCAAAAAGCAGCTGGGCAAGAAGTGGCTCAACCCTTTCGGCCTTCTCAAAGATTTATGACCGCTGCGCCCGCTGTTGCCGCGCCTGCTGAAGTTGCGCAGGTTGATATTGATGCGAGAGTTGAGCGCTTAGCAGAAGATGAAGCACAGGCGATGTTTGGTATGGAGGGCTTAGATTTGCGCTCTCAAATGGCCAAAAAGCGAGAACTCGGCTCAGCGTACTTTGACGAAAAACGAAAAATCAAAGACAGAATTGAAACT